TCATAAAGTCCAGGCACAGGTTCTTTAACATACGCACCAGCATACTTTTCATCTTTCTTAGATCCTCGGCGGGGTGGTACTACAATATCACGATCCTTAAGGTAATTATAGATCATAGTGTCCCACATACGGACCTGACTATAAACGTCTTCCATATTCACCTTAGCATCGTATGCCATGGTAACTGCCAACTCAATGAGTTTCATCTTATCTTCTAGACGGTCGATCAACTCAACGTCCTGAATGTTGTACTCAACAAACTTCTGCCAGTCACGAGTATAGAAGTCTTTGAAGTTTTCATACTCACTGTGGTCCAACTTACGCTGACCCAACTCAACATGAGCAATATGATCCAGTCGATAGGACTCCTGGTTGGTATAAGTAAACTTCTTATACAGATCTAGGTAGTCCAGGATGTTGATACCAGGAAGATCGTATGCGATGTTTATACGCCCTTGGATGTTGATCTCTCGCTCATTGGCACGATTCCATGGAGAAAGACTCTTCATCCACTTCTCGCCCAATACACGATTGACTCGGCGGCAAATGTACGGCACGTCATACAGGTTGACATTCCACCCAGTCAAAATATCAGGAGTGTTTTCTGTCCACCAGTTTACAAAAGCACTGAGCATCTCCTGCTCAGTCCAGAAGACATTGAATTTGACACCCTTGGGAGCATTAAACTCCCTAGTGCCCCACACAAAGATCTCCTTCGTATTCATATCCTTGACTGTGATACACAGCATCTCCTCTGCTGCTGAAGACACATCAGGGAAACCATTCTCACATGCCACCTCAATGTCCATGGAGAAGATCTTCATCTGCTTCATGTCATAGTCAATCTCACCAGGGAATTCCTGAGAAATGAATTGGTATACGAATCTCTCATATCCATACACATTGAATCCATGCACGTCTTCATACTTAGCGATGAATTCACGAGCATCTTTAGGAGATTCAAACTTAACAGGTTTTACATTCTCCCCATCCAGAGTTTTATACTTCTCACCCTTATTGGATGTAACAAACAACGTAGGCGAAAAGTGGGTACGAGATTGGATCTGCTGCCCATTCTCATACCCACGATAAAGTATTGTATTGCCTGCTAGTTGGATATTGGTGTAGAAACTACTTGCCATCAACCTTTTGATACTCCCCAAGGATCTGCGTGCTCGGATCCACTATAGTAAAAACTGACTCACTTGTCAAGAAGAGATCCCTCTGAGAGGAATATTTGGGATACTCCTCCAAGACTCCATCAATGATCTTGTAGCAACCCTCAACAAGGATTGCTGGCTCCTCATCCAATTCAGTGACCTTACCGATCAGGTAGTCACTCAGACTCCCGTTCTTCAGTAGTAGTATCTTTACCACTTGTTGCCTCCACGATTTGATTGTACTTGTCCAAGACCTCTGAGAAGGTCTCATATGCACTGATGACTTCATCCAGTTTTAAAATTACCGCTCTACCATTAAGTAATGGCATCCATGGCTCAAAAGAAATCTCAGGGGATGTGAGTTTATGAATCTCGCCATCACTTTCGATGTCCATACCAGCAGCAACCCAAACACGATATGGACAATTCAATTGAAATCCAATTACATCATCTGGGTTTTCTTTAGTTGTAACTTCATATAGATCTGCGATAACATCCTCACCGCTTCTTAGTCTTACGACTCTTACGCTCATAGTGTCTCCTTTCGATTTCTAAAATTGATTCTTTGATTACATCTTTCAGTAATTTTTCTGAAGATGTGCCTGTAGATTCGGCAATAGGTCTGACTAGTCTTAGTAATTCATCAGTATAAGCTGCTGGTACCTCCACTGTCAAGAGATCCGACTCACCATCATAATTTGCTTTGGTTAAATTTAGGTATACATTCATAGATAACTCCAAACAAAAAGAGACCCCCGTGGGAGTCTCTTCGATTGTATACTATATATCAATTTAAATCGGAGATTATACGCTCACACTTTTCAAGATTCTTTTTGCAGAAGTTACGCACATAACTGTTTGTATCTGTACTCATAGTGTAGTGAGCGTGAGTGTGTACCAGTTCAATCACCGCCAAGACCCCGACACACAGAGCTACGAAGTGGCATATAGGACTTGTGGCACAGCATGTCAGGTTCTTTTTAAAGTCCATCAGAAGCGATACTTAGTGCCGACTTCCACTTTCCAGTCAGTCTTGGTGTCAAAACTGAGTGCCTCAAACTTTGCCTTGGCGGAGAGTTTGTCGGTCAGTTTGATGCCAGCACCAACTTCAGCGGCAACAAAACCAGTGCTATCAGCACCATCAGGAGTCTTAGCACCACCACCCAATTCAACATAGGGGGCAACTTTACCAAGTTTCCAGTCATAACCAAGACGTGCTTGATTGACTGCTTCTTTGTAATCTTGATCGGATCCCTTAAATTCAGATTTAGTCATAACATAGGGACCAGCAAGGGCAGGTGCTGCCATGAAAGGAAGAGCAGCAAGAGCGAATGCGATTTTCATGAGAATGCTTTGTAAGGTTTACTTGTCTAAACAAAAAGACCTCTGTATTATAGCAGAGGTCCGTATATTTAGAGTTAAGGATTAGTTAATGTTTGATCCCTAACAATCAGTCTTCTTCAGCAAGACGAGCGAAGTAAGACAGGGCATCGTCATCATCAACGACTGCCTCTTCCTTCACAGGAGAGGGAGCAGCAGTCACACGACTACGGAACGACGAGGGTTCAGGAGCAGCGACAGGCTCATACTCTTCATCATCAATGCTAGGAACAGCAGTGCGCTGGGTGATACCAAGCACCATGTTCA